GAATAATATCTGAATACATTAGAAAGATTATGTTCAAAAAAATCCTCATCTCTATTCTTAATTTGTTCCCAAGAAGAATAGGAATACTTAATAAAATTATCTATCAATTTTTCTGGGGTATATTCATTCTCAAGAATGAGCATACCAATATCTAGATAGGGAGGGCTAATTTGAGTTAATCCTTGGTTGTATCCATCAATAATTATATCCTTACAATAATGAGCTAGAAGGATTGAATTATCACGGAACCTTTCTTTAGGAGGAGGAATTACAGCCATATTTTATTGATAAATAATTTAGTTTTATAGGTAATTATTCTATTCAATAAAATATGGAACAAAAAGTAGGAGTATATTTTATTTCCACGAATACATTCAATGGGAAAATAACTCAATGGGTATTGGGGATAGATTTTGATGTATTGGGATTTCAAATGGATTCATCTATCCCAGGGGATTTACCATTTATTTATTTATTTGATTTATTCTCTCATCAAACTCCTTCTTGGCAGAAAAATTCAATTAATTACGAGCAATGGAAAACGTATAATTATGTAGAAAAAAATATATACAAAATTACATCTTCCTATATAACATATTCACAAGAAGAAGAAAAGGAGTATGAATCAATTAAATTAGAAATGAAAAAATTCCTTGCTATGTATTGTTTTACATCCGTGAATTCCAATAAAGAAAATCATTGGAAATCAATCATTAATAAAGAATGGAATCCAATAGATACTATTCCCTTCATGAAATATTTTATTAATAAAAATACTACAACTATTTTTTCTTCTACTAGTGTCACTAATTCTTTTTCTTCAGAAAATGAAGAATTTATCTCTCTATTAATGGATCAAACTAAACATTATTATAATACTAATACTAATAATTCTCCTCCTATACCATCTTCCTCTTCTGAATCATCTAATAAATTAATCCATTCATTAGATGAGCAAATCAATCAATGGTGTAAAACAATCTCAAATAAAGGAACAGTGATTATATACCTGAATCAAATTCTTCAAATAATTCATTCACTTATTGATAAACCATTATCTCCTCCCAAAATTTCTAAAGAATCATCTTACCCTGCATTAGTCATCACAAATCCTTTAAATAAACCAACACAATTATTAATCCCAAAAATTAAAGAAAATGATTCTTATCTTATATCTCTATCCAACCCAGATTTATCTATTCTTTCTGAGGATCAATATAATACTCTAAAACAAATGCTTTATAGTGAAGAATACCTGTTAAATCCTTTATATGATGAATTGAGACAGGTATGCAGTAATTCCTTCTATTAATTGATTTAATTAAATTATATTTTAATTAAAAAAAGGTATGACTGCGATATTGGATCAGTTAAATACATTAGATCTTGCTATTGCAGAAGCAAGAGGAAGAAATTATAAAGACAATGAAATTGAAGTGGAAGCTAGATTTAAATATATCCATGAAAATGGATCTTATCCATTATCCGCCTCTCAATTTTATCAATTTAAAGAATCAATATCAAAGATGAAGATTACTCCTGTTTATGAAATTTCTACAGATTATGTTTCGGGGAAATATAGGAAAACAGTCTCTCAAAAGGAGGGACAAGATTCTTTAGAAGTTATCACATGGAGGATGAAATCCATGATTAGGAATATTTTTTTGGATGATTATGGAATTAAACTCGCTGTAAATGCAGAAGTTCCCATTAGTAATCCTCCAAAAAAATTCACGTATAATTTCTCTAGAACAAAAAATAGACAATCCTATTACTTATACAATAATTCTCTTAGATTGGATTTAACCATCGTTCAAACTATGTCGGAAAAATCAGAAACATCCACAACCTATGAAATGGAATTGGAATTATTGGATTTATCCAAGACGGATTTATTTATAAAAAATGTAAAGGATTTTTGGAGGATATTACATAATACAGAAGAAGTATATTCAACAAAAGATTTACTAAAACTCACTATTAATATCAAAAAACAATTGGGATTAGATTCTCTATCAAGATTTAATCGAGATGTATTAGTTCAAGCGAGAAATATCAAACCAAATGATTTAGTCTATGGAGGTATAATAGGAAATTCATATACGACTTATAGCGTTACACATAAGGCGGATGGACAGAGAAAAATGTTGATTTATGATGAATCGGGAGTATGGCTCGCCATGCCTCCATACGAATATAATTTAATCACAAAGGAACCCAATATGAATTTAAATGGTACAATTATAGATGGAGAATTAGTCCCAAAAGATCAACGCTTAGAGAATGCCCCCAAAGTACGCTATTGGTATCTCGCATTTGATTGTTTATCTATTCAATATACCACGGAAATTCAACAGAAACCTCTCCATGATAGGGCTCAAATTTGTTTACAAATTGCTAGAAACAATAAATCCAAATTACTATTCATTAATGCTAAAGAACATTGGGAAGTAAAATCTCCTATTGATTTTTTCTCAAGAATGAGTGAAATGTTAGTCCAATCAGAAATTTTATCTTATAAAACAGATGGATTCATGTTCACTCCCACTTTAATTAATTATAATTCACATTCAAATACTTTAGAATTTTCTGAGAGAGTATTAACAAAGAATCCTGATATCGTTAAATATAAACCGAAAAAAGATTTGACTATTGATTTCTCAGTAAAACAAATCATGGATAGTAAAACAAAAAAACCTGTATATCATTTATACTGTAGCAAAAAAGGTTCATCTGAACCAGTAGAATTCAAAGGGACGGAACAAATACCTTATACAGTGGATATGTTGGATCATTCTAATCCATTATTAATGAATATCCCAATTAATACAGTTATTGAATTTGGTTGGGACTCTACTAAAAATTATTTATTCCCTGTAAAATACCGCAGAGATAAAGTAGTGGGTAATGATATAGATGTAGCAAAAAATATATGGATGGATTTATTTGATCCTATATCCACAAAAGCTCTTTCAGGGAATGATTTTAGCTATTCAATGTTTTTACTCAAGAGAACAATCATTGATTTGTTTAACCCTTTCAAGGGTGTACTAGTATTTTATGTCCATTCTGGTATAGCAAAAATGATTGAATCAGTATGGGGAGAATTAGCTGTATCCCATGAATTAGTATTAATTCCATCGGATTCATTAGAATTATCCTTTACACATAAAAATATTTCTATAGAAAAATCATACAAAACTTCTTCCGCATCAGTTATAGGAGTACTTTTATCGAATCATAAACCACCCCATGATTCATCTATCCCCATTATTTCTATTGGATTTGATCCTGACTTGGTGGATAATCATAAGATTGATTCTATGAAAGAATTAATCCAAAATTATCCTATGACACCTATCCTCAAAAATACATATATCTGGGATACATGGACATTGAATCATGAAAAGTTTATGTCGGAAGAAGAAAAAGATTTTTCTAGATGTATGAGAGTGGTCATTTATTCATCCCCAATGAAGGATGAAATACCTCATTATGATTTCCCTGAATTAATTAATGATAATCAAGGGTATCCAACAAAGAGAATTTGGTCCATTATAAATCCCGATACAGGTCAATATTCTCTCTTAAATACTCCTCTCACAAAAGAGAATACAATTAAAGGTAAAGGATTCTATAAAATGTTTTATTTTTCCAATACAAAATTGATAGAAGAAGAATATAGTAAACCTCCTCAATTGAAATCAATTAGTTCCATCCTATTCAATCTAAATAAAATGATTGAACTAAAGACTATAGAACTAGAAGAGATAGAAAAAGAAGAAGAACTAGAAGAGAAGGAAGAAACAGAGGAAGAGGAAGAAGAGAAGGAAGAAGAACCATCGAATGATTCGGACGATGTCACTATTAAAGCTATGTCAACGAATCATGAACATCCAGTAACTAAATTGTCTCCTTTGGCGGATGATCAAGTGGATGTAATAAATTGTTCTTGGTATCAAGTAAATCCTGTAGTGAGAATTGGAGCGATAGGAGACAACAATTGCTTCTTACATAGTATAAGTAAAGGATATAACCCAGAATATCAGACAGAATCATCTATGAAAAATAAAATGTCTTATATAAAGAAATTGAGATATGCTTTAGCTGAATCATTATCTCTAGAAGATCCAGACGATGAATCTAATAGGACATTCTATGAAACTGTTGGAGATGGAGAATTATATAAATTAGGACAATCATATAAATCCAATCAAGGAAGAGAAGCAATAGAAGATTTTTCTGAACAAGGAATATATAAGCTATTGCGAAGTTCCTCATTCTTAGGGGATGAAGTATACGCCCTCATTGGGCAAGTATTGGGAGTGAATATTTATATCGTTCGATGCACTAATAAGGACATATACAAACATACAGAATTTATCTATAACAAAAGAAAGCAAATTAGTGTAGTTATTCATGGAGATGGAACCCATTATGAAACTCTAGGAATTTCTACTGAAAATGGTATACAAACATGTTTCTATGAAAAAGATCCATTTATAGAAGCTTTATCAAAAAAAGCACAAGGATACAAAAATTGAAAAAAATAAAAAAAATTTTTATTTATTAATAATAGTACAACAATGGAGTCCCCCTCTTCCTTGTTTGAGAAGTGTCTCAATTACACGCTCTCTCAATCAAATGAGATGGTTCGTCGTTTGGCAAAGGTCCAAAACGATGCTTCGATTGAGCTCGAGAACATCCGTGTCCACCAGACTATGGATGGTCCAAAAATTCAAGACATCACCAACTCCTCTTCGAGTGTCATTCAAGATGCAAAGGAAACTGTGCATCTTATCGAAGAGCTCTTGAAGGAGGTCAAATCCATTGACGATGACGTACGCTCTCAGTCAGAGGGAACAATTTCTTTCCTCTATGACTGCATTTGGTACGCCGAACAATCGGTCAAGGAACTTTTCGAAGTTTACATGGCCTAGAAAAATTAAATCATAAAAAACATATGATTTAAAAAACTCTATATCTTCTCTATAAAAAAGAGATTGAAAGATGAATATATTTACAATTATGATGATTGTATATATTGGTATATTAGTATTCTCATTTATTTTGGATGCATATAAATGGTTATCTTCCGCAAATATAGTTATATGGGTATTATTAATTTTCCTATTAATTATTTTAGCTATAGGAGGAGGATTTTATGGGTATTACTATTATTATCCCACAAATCAATCCGAATCAATGGATACGAGTGATCAACCCAATGAAACAGTTCCTCTAGAAGGAACGGGGACAAATACTAGTCCATCTTCTATCTCACCGAATGATTTAACTCTATTAGATAATCATCAATTTAAATTAAGAGTATTGGATGGAGAAGAAGAAGAGGATCCATTGAATACTTCATCCAATTCAACAATTACTTATGAAAATTTTAAAGAGATTATTAATGAACCTTCATTCATTACTCAATTTACTTCTGCTATAAAAGAATGTCTAGAAATGAAGAGGAAAAAGTATATCAAGCTTAAGAGTGATGCTCAAAAAGAATTGGAAACATTTAATAAGGATGATGAAAATGATTTACTTGGATCTGCCTTACAAAAATTGAGAAATGAACAATACTCAAATATAAAGGAATATATTACTAGAATAGATAAAATTTTAGATAAAATTAAACAGAAACAATCTAAAACAAATGATACGGATACTCGAATTAGACTCCAAAGTATGCTATACAAAAAGGATGTAGGATTAGATTATATCGTTGGAAGAAATGATATAAAAGATTTCCTATCTGTGAGGTTATACGCATTCGCTCAAAACCCAAAGATATTTTTTAAGAGTTTCCAAAATATTATTCTCATGGCGGGTCCTGGCTCGGGAAAAACTCGTATAGCCACAACCATGGGGCATGTATTCGCTCAATCGGGATTACTTGTAGATGATAATGTTATTATTACAACTAAAGCGGGTGTAATTAGTCCCTATGTTAATGAGACTGCTCATAAAACCCATTCATTTATGCTCTCCACATTGGAAAGTCTAGTATTCTTTGATGAAGCTTACGATTTCGTCCCACCCAAGAATGCTCTAGGTGGATCCCTCTATCGAGACCATGGATTTGAAGCTATCACACAAATAGTGAATGATATGGATAAAATGATGGGTCTACATATTATTGTGGCGGGTGGGTATGAGAATGAAATGAAGGATAGATTTTTGGGATCCAATGAAGGAATGAATCGTAGATTCCCTCATCAAATTGTTCTACAAAATTATACATCAAAAGAATTATCCGCTATACTCATTGATAATTTAAAATCAACAAACCCAGATTTAGTATGGACAGAAGAAATGAATGATTATCTTTATACCATGATTTATTCATCCTATACAAAAGATGCCAAAATTTTCCAAAATCAAGCGGGAGATATGATTAATCTTTCAAGCGAGATATCCCACGCCATTTATGGAACTAAGAATATATGGCCTGAAAATTGGCAGCAAACATTCTTAAGAGGATTCAATAATTATCTAGAAAATAAAGGACTAAAAATGATAAAACTATTTAATTTATAATTTTTTTTAATATCTTTAAAAAAAACTCTAAAGGTATGGCCTGCTGTGAATCAAACCGTCCTTGCACCCCAGTTAAACTCCAACAAGTTATCCGAGACTGGAATTATATTATTGACAATGGGGATACTTTTGTAGTAACTACTCCCGAACAAAAAGTAAGACCCGTCTATAATGCTGAAATTGTTTTATCTGTAGCTGATGTAAATAATATTGGTGATGATCTTTTTATTGATGTTAGTACTATTCTTGGATATGATCCAGTTACAAATACATCTAAATTTAATTTAATTAATGCAGTAGCTGTTAGTCATTGGAATCGTATATATCCAGCTATTTCAAATAATAACAATCCAACAAAGTATATAGCTTTTAATATATATTTACCAGTCTATAATCCAGTCCGTATAATCGTAACTTATTGTTAAGTAATTAATTCATTATATAGTTATAATGACTTATATATTATTATTGTTATTATAAATAGAGTTGAACTGGTAATCACTCCACAGATATAGCCATTAACAAATCCCAATTCATAATTTGCCATTTCATTCATCTTTAAATAGTGAATTAAATTGTTTTAAAATAAAATGAATCACTCACAACAACCATTACGAGCATTAATAGATAAAAAGATTGAACCTCTCCATTGGGAGGATGGTCCCTTCTATTATCCAGGACTAACCCGTATCAGGACTATTGGAGGACCTTCCGCTTTATTTCACGCTATCTTATTAGCGTATTTCCTTCCTTATCGAACGAACAAAATCAACCATGAAGTAGTGAATAGACATGATATGATTAAGAAATTGAGAGAATCTTTAGCTCTAAAACTCCATCAATTGGCTTTCCCAGACCAAGGAAGTGATTTGAGAGTATATGATTGTTTGGGAAAGGGGAAGAATAAATTAGTCGCTGCAGCGATTAAATCCTATAGTATAGAAGTCATGCAATCTGAATTACTGGATACAGACTTTTTTATCGATGATAAATACCTTGAACTAATCTCAAATGAAATTGGTAAGGATATTTATTTCATAGATAGTAGAACAAAAAATGTCTATGTAAAGTCCGAAGATACGGATATCTTCTATAAAGGAAGACCAAGTATTGTTATTCTTATTCTCCCAAACCATTTCGAATTAATTGGTATTGCTTCCAAGGACGATTCGGATAATTTAATTACTCATTTTTCTCCAGACTCACCCTTTATTGAATATATTAGAGAAAGTTATAATCAATTAAAGGAATTACAATCCTATAATTAAAAAATATGCTTTCTGGAGATACATTACATAAATCCTCCTTGGATAGCCATTTAAAAAGACTCCCTGAATGGATTTTTCGATTAAAAGAGGACGTAGATGAAGCCGCTAGAACAGGTAGATGGTCCTTCCAACAGCAATATCAAATAGTTGGAGATAAAAAAACATACGAGATAATTATACAGGAATTTGAAAAACAAATTAATGAAACATTTTCTGGGATAGATATAAAGTATGTCCGTCATTGGAGATTTTTTTGGGAACAAGAAGGTCTATTCACTGTAAAGTTAAATTGGAAAGATATTATTACTCCAAAAAAGGGAGATTTTAAAGTCATTAGTGTAGTTAAAAACTAATAAATATTTTTTTATAAATATTTAAAAAGTATGAATAATACAGTATCAGTTATAGCATCCAATAATATACAAAAATTAACTAAAAATTTTTGTATTTCATTTTTGATACTATCGATAATTGCCTTACTTATCCCTATATGTTTATTTATTTGGCAAATAACTCTTATTGATAAGGTATCAGAAACATTCCCTGTATATATATCATCTATAGCACTGGCAGGATTTGCTTTATTATGGATTGTAATTATTGGAGCTGTTGCGATATCAACTAAAACTAATTTAAATATTTTACTTAGAAATAAACGTATTTTATTAGGTACATTATTAATGATTACTACATTAGTTATAGCTGGATCAATGATTGGACTTCATTTTATACCTGATAAACAAACATGGTATTGGTATACTTCTATCATTTTACTTAGTATAGCTATCTTATTTATTATAATATTATTTGTAAGTTTCATTATTAATGATATTAGTGATTTGGAAGAAAAATTAAAACTTAATAGAAATGTTAGATTTGGAAGAAGTTCTTCCATTAAAATGCTTTAAATGATAAATGCATTTATTTATTAACTTTCTTATCAGTCTTAAATAAGAAAGTTTAAAAGATTAAAATAATACAAAAAATTATGGCGGATGATTTATTATCAGGGGGTGTCATCACCAAAAATACCGGATTTTACGCCCCTATCATGGATGCTTACCCTTTCAGGTGTTTAATGGATTTTATAGGATCTACAGTCGTAACATTCCCAATTCATATAGAGCAAAAGAGAATTCATGGAAGTCAATGCGACATAAACAAGACTATCTTCCATTATATGACAATTGATACAGACAAATTAGTGGATTTTTACCTTAATCCAGATTTTTCTGAAGGATCCATTGTTTTATCCGTCAACATGAGACAATTCCGAGCAAAGATTAAGAATGCTCAAAAGAGGACTCAAACTCTCACTCTATTTAATTATATCAATAATGCACACAATTTCTTTGCGAATATCGTTATTCCTAATCAGAAAAATAATGGTACACTCATTATTGATACGGTAAAGATGGATAATCCTATTGAATATGATTACGTAGATTATGTGGATGATGAAGGAAATCATCTTCCACCCAATTTAGTCGTTCAAGTCACTGAAGTTAGCCGACTATTCGGGCATGTCGCAAATAGCAAATGCACCTATGCACAATTTATTTGTTACAATAAGGGGATCATGATTAATGGAATCACAGATGGAAAATTAACCACGATCCAAACTCTTGGACGATGTTCCAATCCTTATAATGTAGGAGAACAAATGGCTAAAGAACAGAACGGTCCAATCATTTGTACATACAATATTCCTTGTGTAAATATTAAACCATTTTATAAGATTGGAAATATTTCTCCACAAGCTGCTACTCTCCAAATTTTTTATGCTAAAGATAAACCTCTTAAAATTTTCTTCCCAATTGGAACTTCCGGATACCACCAAGTTTTCTTAGTGAATGTTAACCCCATTACTATGAAACCAGAACAACAAAAATAAATTTTTTGCGTACAAAATCATTTTTGCGTAGAAGATACCATCATTTTTGAGCGATGTGTGGGATAACCCAGATGACTTTTACTAGTTGATGTGTTATTTTTCTTCGCAAAAATAACTATGAAAAAATAAAATAATTTTTGAGAATATTTATTTATGAAAATAAATATCTTGTATTAATAATTTGTTAAAAAATATCTATTTTTTTTAAAAAAAACTTAAAAAAAATATGCTCTTGACACGAATTATTGATCCGACGAAATTATCCAAAGGACAATCTCTTCTTATTTCTCTTGGATTATTTATCATTACTATTCCTCAATATATGATTGTTTATTATACTTTGGAAAAAATCAATACTTATTTATTGCCCACAATCCGCTGAACAAACACCCCCTCCATCTTCTCCCCCAAAATAAAGACCATACGCAGTCTCCCAATCCATGATGGGATTTCCAATTCTTTTATTGACCGCATTATGGAATTCCCATGACCATTTAAATAGACCTATATCTTTCTTTGTTGTTCCATCAATCACTTTCCAGTATGGATCAAATGGATGATTTGTAATATACGCATCAATATGTCCTCTACATTTCATACATGAAAAATTCTTTCTATAATGTTCCATTAAATCAACAAATGCCTTCTTTGAATTATAATCTCCATTAGAGCATGCTTTCTTTGCTGATGTATGAATATTATACCATACACCTGGACCGATATATTTAGGATTAGTAATTGATTTTCCTTCATGATGTGATTCAATTGCCTTTTCTGGATCGTATCCTTGAACGGGAGTAATCATTGGGCTCGTTTCAATCACTGGTCCTCCTCTTTTTTTCGCTAATACTTTCCCTGTGTGTGACATGAGTTATGTACCTTTTATTTTATTATTATTAAAATCATAAAAACATCTTTCAAATGCTTCTATCTGGCAAACCGTATCCGTCAAATCATCTTTCTTGGATCCCGCCGCTTTAATGACTGCTAACCCCATGAGATCTCCTGCATTCGTCAAAATTTGCGTACCAATTTTTACACCCATTGATTTTGTTTGAGCATACGTCAAATCAGGAGGGAATTCCAAAATTTTCCCTTTTAATTTAGGATTCACTTCACAAATTAATGGATGAATTCCATCTCCTCCATAACGAGTCATGAAATAAGCGCAAATATGTCCAAAGACTCGCATGACCTTACTATTGGTATGGACTTGACCTCTGGCACTAATAGGTTGTTGGCGTTCAATTAAAAAGAAATGACTTTCTTTAAATTTTTCATGTAATCCATCTAATGTTTCTTGTAATTTTTTTACTAATGGAATTGATTCATCCACAATATTAATTCGTTCAAAATGAACCATTTGAATTTTATTGCATTTATTCGTTTCGGAATTATACCATCTCCGTTCAATTCTCAATCCTATATTTTTGAATGCTGGATCAATAGAAGTATATTGCCTCCATTCGGTATTTTTCCACAAGAGAGGATTAGGGGTACTTAATACTGTTATATCATTCGATGTAACCATTCCAATTATTTATATATTATATAAATAAATCTTTTTAATGTTGAATATAGCAAACTCCAGTTTCATCATCACATACTGTCTTTGATGATTCTTCTTCATGAGAATGAGAAGGGGGATCAATGAGACGAGGTCCCTGATCCACATCAATCAAATGTCCAACAGATGGACCCGCTCGATGTTCATCTTCTTCTACTTCATCATCTAGATTGGGTTGATTCATCATTTGGGAAATTAATGTATTAACAGTCTTTCCCATATCAAATTGACCCGAGCTTAGATCATCCATCACCTTCTTCATGGATCCTTGAATTTCTGGAGGGAAAACCTTCGTTACATTTTCAATGATATTCTTTGCTTGAGGATTATTCATCATTTCTTTTAATTGTCCTCCATCCTCATTGAATTTACCAGCTAGACTAGACATCATTTGATTAAACATTTCAGGCATCTTTCCAAGAGGATTATTATTAGTTGAAGAGGAGGAAGAGGGAGAAGAAGATGATGGTGTAGGAGTACCCATGGGAGTCTTACCTAGAGCCTTTTCAAGAGGTTGAAGCTTTTCATCCAGCTTATCCGCAATAGCGGGACTGGCCATACGAATTAATAGACGTAAACAGTCATATCTAAGAGTGGAAGTCCACTTATTCGTGGGGGTATTTTCCTGTAGGAAACTAGCTAGAGGATTATTCTTATTATTCTTATCAGTAACGGAATCAATTTCTTGTGCAATACGGAAATAATTGCTTATATTTAGACGGATACTTAATTCTCCCTCTCCATATACAAGTTCAATAGTATCATTCATCCAATCACTGATGGATTCATCTTCAATAGCGGAGAGGTAATACTTGCTATAATAGGTTTTAGCCATTTCCATAATTTCCTCATTTTCCATCGCTTCAAATGCTCGACCAAAACTACGAATTTGTTTTGTGAGTGGATTCTTTTCCACATTCTTCGCTCGAGGGTTTGCATTGGCGATATTTCCACAGGTAGCGATAATATCAATGATATTCTTATGAATCAGTTCCTCCTTTGATTTCATTTTTATTTACTATAAACAACCTTTTAGAGGATTATTAATTAAGTATTAATTAATAATTATTATGCTAATCTATAACCTGAAATATTTGCTATAGTCAAATAATTTCCACCTAAAGAAACACCTGTTGTTACTATAAGATTACAATTATCTGGAAGATTAAGTATAGCTGTTAAATTAGAATCATAAATACCACGAGTTGGATTTGCACTAAATGCTACAGTATAAGGTAATGAATCTGTATAAATTATATATGAAAATGAATAAATAATAAAAGGTGTATTATATGGCTCTATAACTGTAGAAATAGACCATAAACCTCCATTTAATATATTATAAATAACATATGTAGTACTTGGATCAACTGTATATATTACATTAGAAAATAAAGTATTATTAGTTGATCCAAGTGGTAAAGGATAATAATTAGTTCCTCCAATATTAATTGGAGAAGGATTTATATTTGCTCCAGCATAAAGTGTATTTAGAGAAAAAAAATTATTAGAATAAATATTTGCTATTGGTCCGGTCGGTCCATCTGGTCCATCTGGTCCAGTTGGTCCAGTTGATCCAACAACATTGATACCTTGAGGACCTGTTTGACTTATACCTGTTGGACCTGTTGGACCTTGCGGACCTTCCGGACCTTGCGGACCTATTCCATATCCTCTAGGTCGTGTTATAGGAGTACATGATCGACATGTATTATAATTTGCATAATAATTGAAATTTTGTATTTTATTACAATTATTACATGACATTTTATTTATTTATTTTTTTTAAAAAAATTAATTTTACAAAATTTTGTATCCTGAAACATAAAATCCATTTATAGATATACTAAGTGGATTATCAACTGTAAAATTTAAAGTACTATTATTAGCAAGATTTGAAATAAAAACATAATGTTGATAACATGGATATTGTGTATTACCTTCGGAAAATATTAATGAATTATTATTAAAAACGTATATATTTTGTAGAGTAGTACCAGAAATATTTAAACAAATAATCCATGTACCTCCATTTTTTATATTAAAAGTAATTCCATCATATGTTACATTATTTCCTATTCCTGTTGGATTGGGTGAGCCAATACAATATTTATCTAAAAATATAGGAAAAAAATTTGTAAGTGTATTCCATGAATAACTAAAATAATTTTGCGAAGAAAAATTTATACCAGTTGGACCAGTTGGACCAATATCACCTCCTTGACCAGTTGGACCAATATCACCTCCTTGACCAGTTGGACCAGTTGGACCAGTTTCTCCAATAGATCCAATAGGTCCAATCGGGCCTGCTGGCCCTGTAGGACCAGTAGGTCCTGTTCCTGAATTTCTACTACTTCCATTAATAATTTTAGGTGTACATGTTTTACATGTATTTGTATTCATATAATAATCAAAATTAAATTTATTATTGCATGAACATTGCATTTTATTTATTTTTTAAAAAAAATAAATTTATCCAATTTGTATTCCTATAAAATTACATGATGTATTACTAGGTGTATCCATAGCAAACGATAAGGTGGTAGATGGAGGTATATTAATTATACTAGAAACATTTATTTCTAGAAGAAATTGTGTATAAGTTGAAAATGGGCTAACTATACTAGCCCCATTTGATGTGTTAAGTACATAATATAATGTAATGTTATTCTCTGGATTCATAAATGCTTTAATATACCATAATCCTGAATTAAGGGTTATATTTGTTCCATCATATACAACTCCCGCTCCATTAAGTAATGAACTTGGACTTAATCCAATATTAGTTAATGTAATAACAGGATTTGTAAGTGTTATAGGACTCGTAGTAGATAATTGTGTAGAATAGATACTAAAAAAATTTTGTGTAGAATAAGATAAAGCAGATGGTCCAGTCGGTCCAGTAGGTCCAGCTTGTCCAGTCGGTCCAGTAGGTCCTTGAGGATTACCAGGCGGTCCAGTAGGACCTGTTTCTCCAATTTTTCCAGAGAATCCTGTGGGACCAATAGGTCCGGTAGGTCCTGTGGGACCAGATGAACCTTTACCACCTGCTGTTATAGGTGTACATGAACGACATGTAGTAGGACAAGCATAATAATCAAAATTAATTGAAGATGATGGAGTATTATTGCATGAAGTACAATACATTTTTTATTATTTAACAAATAATAAATTTTTATTAAATCCGCTTTTAGAGGTTTCATTTATATTATAAAATAAAAATGGATTCAGTTATATCCCTAGTTTTATCTTGTAGAGATTATTCTCAATTACCAGACAGATGTATTCTATCTACCCCCTTCCATAGGAAAAAACATGTATCCTACGGAATAATGATTTGGGCGAAATCCTCAGACAAATGGTTAATAGTTAGATCAAAATATTCCTATGCATATTTCCTATTCCTCGGAGGTATGTATCGTAAAACAGATATAAAAAATATTATATCCAATATGACTCAAGAGGAAATATCCATTATAAAAGAATTATATTATGGGACTAAACAATTTAAAGATGTCTATCATGGATCAAATTATTATACCGCATTAGAACGGTTCTATCAAATTAGATCATGTTTAAGATTGTATCTAAATTTATCTGGCACACCCACTACAGCATGGACTTTCCCTAAAGGGAGATTGGAACATAGAGAATCTCCATGGCAATGTTCTATTAGAGAATTTAACGAAGAAACTGGGTTGGATATATACGATATAAAAGGGAGATGTATCTGCGAAGAACCATTCGTGGAAAATTATCTTTCATTTGATCATGAAATTTATGAAACAAAATGTTGGCTCTATGAAATTGATGATATAGTTGAATTGAGCCAACCTAACGGGGATGAAATTGTTGAACGAAAATGGGTTTCTACCGAGGAAGCAAGAACTATCCTTTCTCCAACTAAATGGTTAATGATTCAACAAGCAAAAGAATTTATTTCTGAAATGAATAATTATTAATTTAATTTATTATTAGTCAATAAATAATAAATCATGGTTGATACAATTGATTTCCCTCTCTATACTAGACTAAAACTTGAATCACATTCAATACAAGACATTCCTGACATATGGAAATATGTTATTAACCTTCCTCTGGATCATTTAGAAATTATTTATGCACTAATATGGCATCATTCATTGTCTGAATCCACTCCACAAAAAAAATCCTCTTCTGGAGGAGTGAACTCTGGATCAAGTAAAAAAATTAGCATTCCCTACAAGGGAAAAGTATTCGATACAGGTAAAGGAATTATTTTTCATGTAAAGGATATTCCATTGGAATTACAAAAAATTCTTTCTTGTTATGTATTAGCTTTAGTGGATGATAAATCATAGACTAGCACTGTATATAGGTGTGCTAGATGCTACAACTGGAGTACCAGAACCACCACCTGCAGAAGATGTAGTAGAACCAGGAATAGTATAACCAACTCCTGGAACGTTAACTGAAACACCTTGACCTTGAATAGATTCAGCTGGATTTCTAGCGAATGTAGGTAATTCGACTGGTTTAGGTAATCTAGCTTGTCTTTCTATTTCAGTAAGTGGGACGACTAATTTTTCTTCATTTCCACAAACACCTAACGATTGAACTTTAGCTGGTTGGAATTTACCTCCCAAGAATACTTTTATAGTTGCATCATTTGGAATGATTTCTGTTTTTGCATTAGGTGAAATACCCATAACTAATCCATTATTGGGATTTAAATTATTATATACTACTTCTGTATTAGCAAAATCTACTGGATTAAGTCTTCGAACGAATATACCCTCTGCACTTAGTCCACCAATCTGTCCAGGAACATTTGAGCAACCATCTACAACGAAATAGGATTCTCCTTGTTCATTAGGAGGAGTCCATTTAACGATCTTACGTTCTCTATTTAATAATCTTCCTGTATTTTTATCTACTACTTGTGTGCTCATTTTACCCTTGTTAAGTTGAAGAATTTGTTGTAATTTCTGGAATGGAGGACCTAATCCTCCAACATTTTGTATTTCCGCTTTTCCCTTTGCAGGTCCACCATTTACATCAGTTACATATATTTGTATAGCAGCAATATTCAGTATAAATAATATGAAAAATAATGCAGCTAATAATCCATTTAATGCAACACCACTTCGTATTTTAGCATTATCTAAATTGGGATCGTTTGCTAATTGTAATTCATAAAGATAATATGCATTAATTGAGAATAATATTATTCCATAAATTATACCAAAAAATGCAAAACTTATTACAAATATCAAAAAACGATCGATGGAAGTAAAAATTCGTCCCATGTTTTTAATATATAATTAAAAACATTTTTTATTAAGCTATTATCATACTTATTCAAGATAGTGTTGGAGGTGCATTAGCCGAAGATATTTTCAATCCTTTCTTTATTTCATTTTTGAGAATATTTTCTACAACAGTAACAGGATCTTTCGCTACACTTATATACCAATAAATAGCTACACCAACGACAATCCATAAAATGAATAATACCACAGCTAGAATACCATTACTCCATAAAGAAGAAGATATAGTTGTTTCATTCAATGTAGTTTCTTCCGGTATTTTACTTAATAAAATAGAATAATACCAAGTATTTAATGCGCAAATGATAACAGCAATAGTTAATATAACTAGTAATAGTGAAAAATATCCTATATAAAAATTATCTTTTGGACTATACGGATATGTTGTATTAGCCATTCCCCTTTTTATTGATAAATAAAAACAAATTTTTTTAATCTATAACTACTACTAGTTTAAAAATGAAAAACTCATATAAAAAAGGAAACAAATGGCTCAGATGAAAGAGTATAATTTGACAGATGATTCTCTCAAAAAATGTATAGAAGAAAATGTATACTGGCAATTGTATCCAAGAGGTAAATCAACAAAAATTTCCAAACTTAAACTGACTGGAGCTCCCACTCGATGGAAGCAGGAAGATTCAAAGAATGATTTATATGTTCCTTCCCTTAGAATTATTGGGACAGAAGAAGAAATTACTCGATGGATGACATCCAAGAATTACTCCAAGGAACAAATCGAATCCGCTATAGATGAAGCTTTCGGATCCAATAATATAGA